TCCACCACCTGCTGATAGTTTGTTTATCTGTAACCAATTAATACCATCGTTACTAAAATAAATATTAGTACCAGCACAAACTATTACACCATCTGCATATGGAAACGTACCTAATATATTTGTAGTGCTTCCTGTAGGTTTAGTAGCGTTAGTTCCACCAAACTTTGTATAACCATTAATACGTCTATAGCCTCCTGATGTAGAAGCTTCAAAGTTTTGTAAAACTGTAGCAACTCCGGGTGTACGTAATAAATCTATAGAGTTAGATGATTTAACTAAACCACCGCTACATGCTACGGTAAAAGGTTGTGAACGTGCCATATTTTAAAAGTAAGTTCTATCGTCAGTCATATATTTAGGAGCTGGATTCATAAGGTTTGATTTCATATACTTCATTCCTTTCTTATAATCATCCAATGCGAAAGCTGCTTGTTGTGGGCTTTCTTTAAACTGCCAAATATAATAACGAACTCTAGCTGTTATTATGTTACTGTACTGCTCTGGTAAAACGATTGTATCGTCATAAGCCGATAAAGCAGTCGGTCTTACAAAAGCATAAAAGTGTATATTATAAACCTTATCAGGTATTGGACTTAATCCAAATTTTCTAGCGTCTGGAGATTTAATAACAAATCTAGGTTCTCCATGGTTCTGAGTATCTGCATCGTCTGCATTTTCACTGTCTCTGTAGTATCTTTTCCAATCATCAAGTGTAAGAAACTTCAAGCCTTTAGAGACGTAAGGACTTGTTTCTCCACTTACATTAATAGTTGTGACATAAAAGTCATCCCAATCTATTGATGCATAGTCTGTAGTAATACTAGAACTACCAGACTTTAAAGTGTACCACCTAGTTCCTGCTGTAGTAGCAGAAGTTACGTTACCATAGAAAGGGTCTGTAGCTCCACTTGCTCCTGCAGCAAAGAAAGGTAGTTGGGGTTCTTGGTTGGCTATATCAAAGATTGCTTTGTTTACACTATCTTTAACAAACTTTTGAATACCTGTAGCGTTTGTAAAGTTTGCAGCAGTTAATGGAACTTCGTTGAGTTCTCTTAATACTTCGTTAGTTATGTCAAGATATGTTGTAGCCATTATTTTTTACCTTTAGCTTTTAATTTTGCTTTTTTACTTAAATCTTTAAAATGAAAAAGTTTTACACTGGTCTTACCGTGTGTCTTGCCAGAATGTAAATCCCCGTTAGGCATTTTATGAAAGCCACCTTTATGTTCAGTACCATCTCTTTTATAATGTTTTACACCTTTCATTTTAATCCCTTAAAAAGTGGAGGAGACCTAAGCCTCCCCCGAGTTTTGACAATTAGTCAATCACGTAGAATGCACTACATAAAGCGTCTTCTCTAAGTACTTTCGCACCATAGACATGTAAGCCTCTTACTATATCACCAAATGATGATGGGTCTCTCAACACTTCAGTTGAAAGAATAGTATTAGCAGTAGCAGTTGACGAAATGTGACCAGCCATACATTTACCAGTAGCGTTAGATGTAGCAGCAACGTTGTTAGATTTGTACATGTCAAATCCTCTTAGTTTACCACTTGATACTAAACCATTTCTGATAGAGCCTTGTCCAGCGTTAAAGTCAACAGACATTAACTTGGAGTCAGCTTTAGCTAATTCTTCATAGAATGAAGGAGGAGCTACGAACCATCTACCTTCTTCAGGTACATCTTGTTCGTCTAATAGTTTAGCAAATCTTGCCATAAGGTCGATTGCATCTACACCAGTTCCGTCCGAGCCTAATAGGTCTACAGAGTTAGTAGCGTGTGTCATAGTTGCATCAGCAGTTGCACTGTTAGAACCAATGACATGGTCAGGAGTTGAGCCTGAACCATCTGAAATGTTACTAAACATAATTTCTAGTACAGCAGCATCATATGCATCTTTAAGAGCATACGCAGCAGATGATGAAGCTACTTCTTTAAAGTTGACATGTGACATTTTGCTTTCAATATCATCTACGATGAATTTAAAAGCTTTAGCACTATCAACAACAAGAGTTGTTTCAGTATCAGTTAGTTTAGTTGCAGCCGTGTCAGAACCTCTTGTATAATCAGATACAGAGATTCTTGGTTCACCAATGATTTTTACAGAGTCTCCGTAAGCAGATATCTCACCGGCATAGTCGGTGTTAGTAATAGCTTCAACTACACTTGCCTTTCTAAAGAAGTTTAGAACTTTCTTAGAGTATATGGAAGGTAGGAAGAAACTATTAGCTTGTGTACTTGTAGAGTTTGCAAAGTTTGCATTAGTATCAGTTGAGGGTTCAAAATATTGAGCCATGATATATTTCCTTTTAAGTTATAATAGTTATTTTACGATTCTGCCATACTGCATTGCTTCTGATATTTCACTTTCGTATTTATCAAATTCCGCAATACTCATAGCAGCAATCTCCTTTTCAGACCAAACCTTTTGTTGATTAGGTTCTACACTAGTTGTTTTAGTGGAGACCATATCAGCAGCAGATTTTCTAGTCTTTTTAGAAGATGACTTAGTCTTTGTAGGTTCAATACCTAAATCCTTTTTAAACAAGTCAAGAGCACGTGAAGCTAAATCAGCATCGTCAGTATTGTCATATACCCAAGATTGGATAGATGAATGCTGCTCTTTTGCCCATTCATGAAAGTCATCACTGTTTCTGATATCACCAAAATCAGGATGTCTTTCCATTAACCTTTGTTCTGCCGCTTCTCGTACTAAATTGTTCTCACGTTCTTGGAGTTTACTAAGGCGTTCTTCTAGAACTTTTGCTTTAGACTCCGATTGCATATGAGCAACAGTTTCTACGACATCGTAAACATCAGGATATTCAGTCTTAAATTGTTCTAAGTCTTCTGGAGATTTAGGAGCTTTATAGGTTGGTCTGCTGTTAGCAGCTTCTTCTAGTAGCTCTTGTTCTCTAGATTTAAACTCATTAAGCTTTGAATCATAATGTCTTTTTAAATCATCATATCTTTTTTTATAATCTGGTTTCTTATAAGGAACATCCTTTGAAGTTTCCAGTTCTTCAGTATTAACATTAGCTGTAGAGTTAACTTCAGTTATGTCATTACTATCAAAGAGTTTATTCTTTTCAGAAGGCTCTTCAAAATATAATTGATTAGCAGGTGTAAAAGGTTTATCTTCTACATGATAATTTTTCTTTGCGTTATAAGGATTCGCTTGTTCTTCCTGTTGGACTGTATTAGTCATCTTCTTTTCTCCTACTCAGGGCTTGTTTCACAAGGTAGCTCTATGTCGACTAGAGGGCTTGTTTGTAAAGGTAGCCTTTCGGTTATTAAAATGATAAAGTGCCTACGCTAATAGGGTGGCTTTATCGTTAAGTTTGTTTAGCTTTGAATGTAGCCTTTAGAGCCACTAATAGCACGTTTAGTTAATTCATCTTGAACAGTCAGGTCATCCTGTACTATTCCCGATTGACTTAACAAAGGTTGTATTTTAGTTTTTTCTTCTAGCATTCCACCTTCAGCTAAACCTTGTCTTTCATCTGCAGCAGCTTCAGCGTCTTTCATCATAGACATTAAACTGTCTTCTCCGATTTCTTCTACAGCTTTTGCAGTAAAGACAAATTCTCCATCAGACAACCTTGCAGGTATGTCATCAGAGACTCCTGTTCCCGGTCCTTCAACAGGTCCGTTCCCAGCAAATTCTTGAGCTACATTTATTACTTTATCAAATAACATTTGTAACTGTTCATCTTGTTCTAGTTTTGAAACAAGCATATCTTCTTCTTCTTCACTTAATGCTTCTTCCATTATAAATCTTGTATATCCATCTTCCATGTCATTGTCAGATTTCATTTCAGTTTCTTGTGGAGGTGTCATGACCATTAACATTTGGTCATCCATTGAACCACCTTCAGCTTTTTTCTTTCTATACATTCCACCCATATATTTAGGCTCTCTATCTTTAACAGCTTCTTTCATTGGTTCAGTTTTATTACCGTCTTTATCTAAATCTAAGTAATCTGGTTTTAACATCATATCTCCTCTTTTCTATTAATTGCTTCTTTAACCTGCAGGTCCAGTTGCCCTAGGCGTTCCAGAGAATTCAGCTTCCCCTGCAATCGGTACATTTCCTGTTCCGATGTTGCCACCACCAGTGCCTGTAGGTCCAAGTTCTTGAGGTTGTTCAGGTGCTCCTTGAACGCCTCCCATAGGTCCTTGTTCCCCACCAGCAGGTTGAGCCTGTTCGCCATTTGTTTGTCCAGCATTTTGCATTCCTATTATTTGTGCCATCATAGCTGCTTCTTCAGGGTCGTTGAGTATTTCATCAGGGTCTAAGTCTAAGCTATAGGCTAGTTCACTAATCAATTTAGAAATCTTAACAAACGGTGCGACAGCAGGATTCTGAGCAGTCTGTAAGAACATAGTAAGTCTTTGACTTCTAACTTCTTTTTGCATCAAGCTATTTGTTCCGGTAGCTTTAACTTCTAAATCTCCTTTGACATCCAACTCGTCCTCTAGAAATTGCATGTTCCACTGGAAGTAAGCTTCTCCAAGTGGCTTCAATAAAAAGTCATCAAGGTTTTTGATAACTGTTTTAATATTTAAACTTGAAGCACCTAGTAACATTGACATGCCTGAAGCAGTCCTTGTCATACTTTGTACTCCTGTTTGTCCGTGTGAGTAACTGGGTATACCTGTTTGCTCATCGGCAAGTTGTCTAAACTTATCAAACATCATTAAGTTTTCTTGTGATGTGTTAGGAAACTTTAAACCGTGTATAGCTTGTCCGGGCATTCCAGCTTGTCTTCTAAAGACTTTACCCGGATATATTTCCATTGATTGTCCACCTACTAGGGCAGACTCATCTACATCAAACACTAAAGAACCTGACATGGCTAAGTTATCTATAGCCATTCTTGCATGTCCATTCATAATCTGTTGAGAGTCATCCATGTTCTCTGCTACACCAATACCAAAGAAGTTATATGGGTTTCTTTCGTATGGAAAAGCGTGGTAAGGTATTCTGTATGGAGTAAATGGATTTAGTACTGCTCTTAATAAGTAATGTCCACATGTCCATATATTTACTTGTACTTCATCTAGGTCATCAACGCTGTCGGGTAAGTCGATACCTACTTCTCGTGCATACTCTGCATCCATTATTCCCCAGTATTCTAATACTTCGTAGTTAGTACCTACTTCTTCATCATACCTTGAGTCATCTTTTAACTGACTCTCAAAATCTTTTTCTACATAGTTAGCACCCATTTGAATAGCATTACGTATTGCATCTTCGTCAAAGTAAGGCATATTCCTTAACTGTCTTAGTTGACTTCTATTCATCTTGTGTCTATGTATTACATATTCACACTCTTCCATGTTAGTAGCGTTAGGGTCAGGATAAAAATCCCAACAACTTACAAACTCTATTCTAGGTACTCTAACCTCTAATGGGTTGTAACTTCTGTTACCTTCTTCATCTGTATCCCATTTATGTAATCTTTTGTTAAAGTTAAAAGGTCCTTTTACAATCCCTGTACCTAGTAAAGCAGATTCTAAAAGAGCATTTCGCATTTCAGCGTTTCCGTTTGATTCTTCTATTTGGTCATGGATTAGTTTTTCCATTCTTCTTGCAGCTTTTTGTGCAGGAGAAACTTCTAAAACTTGAGGGTCAGGACTAGCTCCATCTTTCAATATTCCTAATTTTTCAGCTTGGTCTTCAATGCTATCCTCAAACATACCATTATAGTAGGTAGCTCCTGGTTTTAAAGTTTTACCATCTCCTGAATAACCAACGTCATATGGATTAACTTCATCTTCGATTCTGTTTCCAATGTTGTCAGGTACTTCACTCTCTGTAGTTTCTAGTCCGGGAGTTGGATTAGCTGTATCTAAATGTGCGTAGTCTGTTTCACCTTCAGGTATTTTAGTTTCGGCAATACCTATAGGAAACTTACCTGTACCAAAGATAACATCAACAAGTTGTCCGAAAGCTGCAAGTACTTTAGTCTTAGTAACTTTTACAAATACTCTAGACTTTTCAGATTCTCTAAACTTAACACCTTTGGCATAAAGACCTCTATAGTTCTCGTATGCTTTTAACCAACGAGTCTCATCAGTTTGTCTAGCATCTTCAGCAATAGCAAATCTATCTTTGATAGTCCCAATTATATTTCTTTGTTGGTCTTCTTCAAGAGTAAGTTGTACTCCGGATTCACCTTCAACTTCTTCGTAGATGCTATCAGCGTTTAAAAATGTATTCTTATCTTCTACCATATATTAATAACCAAAAGTTGAATCAGCAGGACTAAACATGTCTGATTTTATTCTTAACATCCTATCTTGTGGATGGTCCATTCTAGGTCTACTCATTAGCAAGTACCTTAATGCATCATATGCGTGGTCTGCTGCATGAGTATCTACATCTTCAGGATTAGACTTAGAAAGAGGCAATGCCTGTAATTCTTTTATTAGATTGACACATGTATTAAATATCTGCAATCTAGGTCTTCCTGTAGACTTATTTACTCTTAAGTGCTCATGTAACTGAGTCTTACCTGCTATTCTATTCTTATCGGCTCGTCTTAGTTTATGTCCTTTATTAACTAATATTTCACCAATCGTAGGACCTGTATACCCTGTCCTAGACCATGCTGCTGTATCAAGTACTCCAGCTATGGATTTTATCTCTTCCATTTCCATCTCTGTAATGGTGTCTCCGAGTGCTTCTCCTGTCAGACCTTTTTTGTATAATTCTCTATATATAATAATGGTCTTATCTTCAGGGTCGATAGCAGCCCAAAGACAGCAACTTTCTGCAGCGTAACCATAGTCCACTGCTTTAACTCTTTCCCACCAACTCGGTAACTCGAAAGGTGGTATGATGTGAACCGGAGGTTCAAACTCTGCAAAGGCTGCTCCTTCATTTATATCCCAGTTACCTTCCAACAACTGTTTACGTTGTATGGCTGGTAAGGATTTAAGCATCCTTTCGTATTCACCGTCTTCAGCAAGGTGAGGATTATCCTGTAACAATGCTGGTATAAACTTTCTTGTGAGTCCGTCCTTACCTTCAAAGCTTGTATTCTGTTCTGAAGGTTCTACGTATCTCTTTTTTACCCAGTGTGCACCTACACCACCCGGGTTAGCTGTACATCTTAAATAAGTCTTTATAGCTGGGTTAGTAGTTCTTAGACGTGATGCTAAGTAATTCCAACCAAACTCTGTAGGTAAATGAGTTATCTCATCAAAACCTATCCAACTGTACGCTTGTCCTTGATAACGATAAACATCCGCATCTCGTTCCAAGAACCCAAATTCTATTTTAGCTCCACTTGGGAACAACCATAACTTTTCAACCTCTTTAAACTTAGCACCTTTAAAGGCTATCGGATAAAGCTCTCGAGACTTATCTATAAGTTCTCTTAGTTCTGGCATAGACCTTCTTAGTATCAAAGCTCTGTGCTCTGTTATATGACAGTAACGCAATGGG